GACGACACAGACCTCGTTAAAGATGGCGCAGCTGCTATCCGCACACTTGGAAACTCGATCGATATATCGATGTCAGAGTTGAAGGGTGGCACAACCGGTCAAGTTCTATCCAAGACATCTGGAACAGACATGGACTTCTCATGGACAGCTGTAGATCCTTTAGTTATTCTGGATGCTAAAGGCGATCTCATCACAGCTACAGCAGCAGACACACCTGCTCGCTTAGCAGTAGGAACTAACAATCAAGTCCTTACAGCTGATTCAAGCACAGCAACAGGATTGAAGTGGGCAACGCCTTCGGGTGGCGGTACTTTACCAAAACTAAGTTTTGTTACGCCATCTAGTAATTTTTCAAGTTCATCAACTTCGGCTTCTACATAATCAGGATTTTTTACAAAAAGACTTGCTTCTTTATTTTTAACCCAAAGATGTTTTACATTTCTATTGCTTATATCAAGCGATTCCGTAGCATTGTAAATACCTTCATTGTCGTCGGTAAAGTGTTTTTTGTTGCGGAAAATGTATTTAGCTAACGAATGAACATCATTGTTTTCACGGGTAGTTTCTCTTGTTCCAAGAAGTAGTTTTGCTAATTCAACGGTTCCAAGCGGTCGTTCTAAACTTAATTGCTTTGCTATTTCAACATCAAACCTGTTCCATCTTGAAGTCATACATTCCGTTTTCGTTAATATTTCCCATTACATACCGCCGTCGTCGAAATCTGCAAATGAGTTTTCAAAGTCGATTGGTTGTTTTTTGTTATGCCTTTGGTCGAGTAATTTGGATTGTTGAGTGGCCTGTTTTTCTGTCCTTTTGTCCTTACGGTCTTCTTTGAAAGTTTCCTTTTGAATACTCGCTAAACTTTCTATTTTGGTCAGGTAAACTTCTTGTTCAAATTCTTTATCGGCTACGGGTTGTTGAATATCTTGCAAAGCCTTAGCTTTCATTATTTCTATTTGAGCAAGTTGGCTGGCGTATTGAATGTCGATTTGTTTTTTCTGACCGTATGCTTGCGTATCGTATTGCGCTTTAGCTTGTGAAGCTGCCGCATCGTTTTGGCTTTTATTAGCCGATAGCATCATTTCTTCTTCTTGCTTTTGTTTAATTCTCTTGCGCCTGTGATAGGTAAGGAACTCATAAGCAAGTTCAATGCTTGAATGGGCTATTTTAACGGCTTGTGATTTGATTTCTACGTCAATAGAGCCTTCTTGTAGCGCAATAGATAAATCTTGCTTAAATTCATCTATTTCCTGCTTAGTAGGTATAGGTTGCGCATAAAATCCAAACTCGTGCAAATGCCTGTTCTTCATAATTGAAATAGCGTCCAAAAACTCTTTCCCTACCACGTTTTCATAGATTGAACGAATGTGCGCCGCTTCCTTATGGGTAAAAATCGATTGGATTCTAGTGGAAATTAATTCGGTAAGTTTTAGATTGAACATTACCGCAGCATTTACGATGTGCTTTGTATTTGTATTGCTGGCGAGTTCGTTCATTTTGCTTACACCTACTAAGGCATCAGTTGTCAACGAACCGTCACGAGCAGGATTTACACCCGACACTTCACGGATTTGGTTGTAGTAGAATGTAATTGCGTTTAGTAAGTGTGGAATTGCCGAACCTTGAGCAGAAGCACGAGCATTTACAGCCGCACCGTCTTTGATTCCGTCCTCACCCATATTAACGCGCTTCGTTAGTACGATACCTTTGATTTGGAATATATTCAAAGCCTCTTGGTACTTAGCTTTTTTTGAACCTCCGCTACCTGAATCGATTTCGGCCAATTGGTCAATATCAATTTCGATGGTATCGGGTCGCAATTCGGCTAATATGTATTGCAATTTCAAATAAGCATCCTGCAACCTACGCCCGAATACTTTTACATTGTCTATAAATGAACGCAGTCTGTTTTGGTAAATGTCAACCGAGATAGTTACAAACGGCGACATTGCTTTATTCATCGTATCGCGAGAAAGATTTTCACACTCCTGATACCCGTAAATAGCATTGCAGCCGATTACAACGTTTCCTTCAAACCACGTATCTAGTTTTCTGCGAAGTTCTTTTCTGTCTTCTCTTGCATTTGCTTTAAACGTATCACTTTTGCGAGAAACTTTTATAGTCTCGCCTTTCCTCTTTTTTGCTAGATAAACTTCTTCTTTCGATGTTTTCCAAGCAAATCGCAATACGTTAATCTTGTGGTCAACGATTTGTTCAATCGGAACCATATAGTAATTCACGTAAGGCGCATTGTTTGTAATCGCGTATGTTTTGGCAATATGGCGTAATTCGTTTTCGGTAAAGTCTGATTCGCGTCTTAAATCAGAAAGCGTAATTGTATCAACATATCCTTCGTAGAACTTATCCGCGAAATCGTTTCTGCGTACTTGGCTGTGAATGTAGTTTTCAGGGTCAACGTATGCGATTTTTACACCGTCGTTTTTATCAATCCAACACCTTGCGATAAGTAGAGACACGTCAACCGCATCTTTATTGGTTTGTTGGTGAATGAAGTCCCAACCATTTGTTTTCTTGATGTAATCGATAAGGATTTGTTCGCCAATGTCAATCTTGTCCTTAGTTTTGATTTTCATCAATAATTGAAGTTCGTCTTCGTCTTCGGGAATACCACCTGCTGGCATTAAATCGATACCAAGTTTTTTCTTAGCGTTTTCAAGCAAATCCCTTGAAGCCATCAACTTTCTATATCCATCCGCTTTTTCTTCGCGCATTTTTACAGAAAGCATATCCGAGCATTTTATATCGATTCGGTAATTTTCATCCGAGATACCATTAGCGACGTTATTCCTGAACTTTTCAATCCAGTTGATATTTTCCCAATCTAAGTTTAAAAGGTTAAGGTCGTTGTCGCCGCGTTTGGCTAGGTTTTTATGAAGTGTAGTATCGTGTTCTGCCCTTACTGCTAATCGGTTCTGTACAACGTATTCCCTGCGAATCATATACTCGCAGCCATTAGCAATTAAAGTTCCGTTAAACCATTCCTTACTGATTCTGTTTCCTATCTTTAAACCGTACTCGTCAGTTTTCTTTTCTTCAAAAGATGCGAACGGGTCGGGTAAACCTTGAACGGATTTTACTAATGCCATAGGTGTGAATCATTAAAATAAACAATATTAAAGCAAAAGTATAAAAAATATCATTATAATATCATTTTTATATCATTAAAGTACTTTTGACACCGTTCCTGAGTTATCGTATTGTGTAAATGGATTGTGGATTACGCGCTCGGATTCATCGACTTGTTTGACGGTTCTGCGCTGGTTTCCGAGCCTTGACAATGATGAACTGATATAAGCATCATACTTACCGCGATTCTTAAGGTCAACGTCTTTCCATTGGATTAAGGTTCTCGTGAAAGGCATATCGCCCATTTCGCCTAACTTCCTATTTGATTCATCACGCGCAACACCTACGTATTCTTCGATATATTCTTCAATTGCGTAAAACTGTTGGTCACCAATTTTTAAATCCTGTGGCGGCGCACCTCCTAATTTCCGTTCGTTATCGGTTAATTCGTGCCATTTCTTTAACGGATTATTCAAACTGAAATTCCTGTAACCCCTATCGTACAAATATGTAAGGAAAGCCTCGTTTGAAAGCTCGCCTAGTACCGGCATAGAATAGTAAACGCACGTCATAATAACGTCCTCGAAGTATTGCTTTACCGTATGCGGTCGGTCGATATATTCCAAAAAGAAAACCTCATTCGGCATATCCGAAGTATTGGTTTTTGTGCTACCGTGAATTGCTCCTTTAGAGCCTCGACCGTCTGCCGACCTATCCCTGTTATAAGGGTCAGCCCCGAAGCATCCGATATGTTCTGCCAATGGAGCCCAAGCAAGTATTCCGTTCCTAAATTTCTGTTCGCGCTTGTTTCTGTATTCTAATGGCGGGTGACAATCTTTGCGAATGAACCAACGCCCATTTTCGTAATCGGGTCTCCAAATCACTTCTGTATCTTGAATCCCGTTGAGCCACATCAAATTACCGCGCTCTACCAAATCGTTACCGTAGTATTCGTCTTGGCCGTCAAAAGCATCATTTAATTCGTGGTCGTTATGGTCAACTTGTTCAAGCAAGTTCATTAAGTTGAAACTGCAATCGCTCGATTCATCACGGAACGCATCACGGTCGGTATCGGGAAACTGCCTTAATCTTTCGTTGTATTTTTCAGGTTTGGATTTTAACGCATCAAGTTTTTGTTTCAGGAACGTCATTGAACCGATTTTTGTAGTTTTCCCCAAATCTGTCATTACTGGAACTTTCGGGTCTTCTACAATGCTAAAACCGTATTCGTCAAAGAATCCTGCCAAACAATATCTTGATGGTATGAATAGTCGGTAAAGCCCTGATTTCGTTTCGCCTGTTAATTGCCGTTCGGCTGGGTCGCTATCATCGTAAACACTTTTAAATTCCGAACCACCCTTTTTTAAAGCATTTACCGTTGAACCAACCATAGATTTACCTACAATTTCAGAACCAATGGTATGCGAGGTCTGCACGATTGACCAATACTCTGAAAACGGCACTTCTTTAGGAAATTTCCCACTTTCGTCACAAACGGAACGATAGATTTCATCACCATCCATAGCGTTAATCCCGGTATTATGCCAAGTAATTGAAGTGTCAAGTCCCTGTCCTGCAACAATCTTTTCACCAATCTTTCTTTTCTTAGACGGTTCAGCAAATACAAGTTCGGTTTTCGGCGTACTCGTACCGTCCAATTCAGGCATAAAAAAGAATGGCAAACGTTTGAACGAGCGCACCATCCTGTTAAATATCTTCTTGGCATCCGTACCTTTTTTTGACATCATACCGAGCAACTTATTTTCAACGGACGTTCCCGCTTCCAATAATTCAGTAAACGCCAATGCCGACCAACCAAAACGACGCGGCTTTACAAAGCATATCCCGAAACTCCGTTCATCGGCTTTACACGCTTCCCAATAAATCATCAATTCGTTTTGGATTACACGAAAATTTGGGTATTTGTTACCCTCGCGAATCCATTGCAGAAAGAAATAATAAGTTCGGGTGAGATATACTTCTTTGCCGTTAATGAAAATCCATACGCCAAATTCACGCTTGTCCCATTCGGAATTAATGTAGTCCAGGAATTTATGTTGGTTTTCTTCTTTTAGTCCATCAGGTAACGGTTGACGTTCCCATTTTTGGTTGCGAAGCGTTTTATTGTGGTTTAGGATAAGTTTGTCGTCAGGCTTTTGAGGCAAACCGATATTGAGTCCGTTGATTTTAAATACCTCGCCTAATGTACCGTCACGCGAAATGATTACCGTATCGATAAGTTCATTGTACCCGTATTTCCAAGACTTAGTTTTGTTCTTAGCGATTCGGATATTTTCTTCAACGGTTTCGACTTTTTCGCCTAAGTAGAATATCATTCTTGCTGTTGTTTATTTCTTGCGGCGCGTTCTTTGGCGAAGTTCCTAGTAGAAGGTGTTTCATCATTTTCATCAATTGACTTGCCTAGTATTTCGTTTTCTAAATCGTCAATACGCTTTAAATTGTAGATATAATCATCAGCCGCTTGCCTTTTCCCTTTTAGCGCGTTGAATAATTTATCGTCAGACAAATCGGTATCGAAATCCTGCTCTATAATTTCCAAAAGGTTTTTACATACCTTTTTTAGTTTTTCAACAAGTATTGGTAGATTATCTTTGTAGTATGATTTTTCCTCACTCATAAAATCAGTTTTGGTTAGCAATAGCAAGTATGTCGCGGTTTCTTAGCCAAAAGAGTTCTTTTGAGCCGAAGTAAAACGACACACCAAATTCAGGACGGATAGCAACTGTATCGCCGATTGCAGCACCTATCTTGTTTATAATCGGATTGTCATACACGATTTTTCCAAATCCCTTTACGTACTCGACTTTTTCAGTTTCAAGAATTAGCCCGACCGAAGTTTTTTCTTGTTTTTTTCTTAGAAATTCTACCATAAGATTTTCGCCAAATCCTTTCCATTCATCGTTGAAAGTCTCGCGGTAAAGCACAATCATACTTTTTTCGATTTTGTACAATCCTTTCTCACGGTCTTGCAAGTAGCCGTTTTCGCCTTTACCGAATTTCTCGTAGTATTGGGAATAGTAGATAGTCGGGTCAATCATAACCTGATAGCCTACTTTTAAAACTGTTTCCCCGATTAGCGGAACGTTAACCACAGTAGCAACCCGATTTGAAAGTTTCGCGTATAGAAATCTTTTGTCACCGTATAATTCCACGCCGTTTCCAGCATCAAATGTCTCGTTGAATGGCTTTTTGTTTTCTATGATATAATCGTGTAGTGCTTGCATAATGATATAAATGATACTGGGTAGGACAAAAAAAATTACTTCGTTACTGCCGCGCCAATGATTACTCCGATTACCGCGCTTACGGGAACTATTACTTTCAACACGGCGTTTTGTCGCTCTTTCTTGGTAATTGTCTTTTCCTGCAATTTGATAATGTCAATCGCAGCGTCTTGGGCTTTCTGTTTTTCGTTAATCACATTCTGCAAATCAATTTTCTGTTCCTCCTGATTCGATATGATGCTGTCTTTTAGTTCGATTTTTTCCTGTGTTTCTGAAAGTATGTCTTCCAAAATCTTTACTTCGGCTTTGGCTACATCGCCCTTTATCAAATCGGTTACTATTGGCTTGCATATTGAATCGGTTAGGTTAATTCCAGTTTCATTTACGTTTACGTCTTTAGCAAAATCCTTATATCTATCCTTGAAATAATCGGCATAGGCTTTCTTGTCGTATTTCTTAAGCGATTTGATTTTTTTATGACCAATTCTAACCACTTCTACGCGCTTCTTTTCTAATTCCGTTATCCTTTTGTCGCGAATTTCAATACTGTCCTCATACTTGCTTATTTCAGCTTGAGAGAGGTCGTACTTCTGTATAAAGAGTTTTTCAGAATCTTGTGAAGTAGCCAACTTTACTTTTAATAAAGATGTTTCGGTTTCGTTGTTTTTAGAATTGTTGCACGTAACACATAAAAGCAGAATCATAGCTATGATTACCGCCGTTGAAATGTAGTTGTACTTGTTTTTTTTGAAGTTTTGTGCCAGTTTCGTTAAATTTCCCATTTTGCTTTTGTTTAAGTGAAGTATATTTTACTCTCGGCTATTCGCCTTTTAGTGAGCCCGTTCATTATTCGACCATTCGCCTTGTTCCATTTCAAAAATTCTTTGGCAATTGACGGGTCGTTTGGATTTGCATTTACTTTCCGTAATAGGGTGCTATCGCCTAATCCTTCTGGAATATTGTCTGCGTCAATATCGGAGCCTAAATTGTAAGCGAATGACACGAGTGCGTTGAATTGGTTTTGATTTATTTTTGATTTCACAAGACTTGTCACGTCCCTCGCAAACATATCGGCTACCGTTTTCAGCATTTCAAAAGCGTACTCTTGAGTAATAGGAGCGTCACGCATTGTAACCTTGCGTCCGTTAGGGTACCACGTGGCACCAAAACCGATGGTTGGAACCCCAGCAGGGCATAAATATGGGTGAGACTTAAACCCTTCCCATTCAGCAATCAGCAAGTACCCGCGCATATCTAATTTCATAAATCTTGATTTTTATTTGTAGGCGACTCTCCTGAATAGCCCTCATTAAAACTGTTATTATCAATCTTCTTATTCCAAACCTGATTAATGACACCCTACGACCGAAAGGCAAATATGAACTTAAACGAATTGCGGCAGTTACCGCTTTTTACTTTTCGGTTATGTATGCGTTTATGCCAGTTTTCATTAGCGATTTTGAAGTACAGGGGTTTGTGTTTTGGGGGTTCATTACTTATTCGGCAAGTGGTGTAGGTATGCAGGTTTGGAAT